AATCCATCGCCGACGCCCTGGCGCCGGACGGCATCCCGGGTGAAATGCTGGCCGAGGCGCTGGAGCCGATCAACGAGCGCCTGACCATGTCGAGCAACACCTCGGAATGGTTGCGCATCGGCATTGAGGCAGACATGACCGTCAGTGCCGAGGGACGCCCCTATGCGTTGCTGTCCGAGTCCGAGAAGTGGCGTGCGGACGCGATGATCGCCGAGGCCATCGCTCATCTGTCCGGTGTTCGCTTGCTGGTACTCGACCGTTTCGACGTGCTCGATCTCAAGGGCCGCGAGGATCTGATCGCGTGGCTCGACATCATGGCGCAGGACGGTGAAATCGACACGGCGTTGATCTTCGGCACGCTCAAGGCGCTTCCGGCAGGCCTGCCCGAGACGGTTCAGGCTTTCTGGATCGAGGGTGGCGTGGTGGGGCAGATGAAAGAGGCGGCTTGACCATGGCCGCTCCGCTTCCTGGTGCCTTCATTCGGCCAGTCGGCAACTACGGCTACTGCCTCGAAGTGGTCCGCGTGCTGCCCGAGGATGGTGAAGGTCCAGAGCAATGGCAGTGCAAGCGCTGGGGCATGAATGAGGACCGCCAGCCGATGAAGGACGGCCACAGCGATATGCACTACCTGAATGGGCTGAAGCAGGTGGCGCCAGGCGTTTGGAAAGACGAATGGGAGTTCGACACGCCGCGCTGGTTGAGCTGCCCGCTCTACTACCGCCGCATCGACGTTGGCGGCCAACTGGGGCTTTTCTCGTGAGCCGCGCTGCCCACATTCACACCGCCCGCGTCTACCTCGCGCAGTCACGGCAATTCACTGGCCGCGCGCGCGGGTTCAGCTTCACCTTGCTCGCCTGGGCAGCGAACGCCCGCCGGCGCGCGATGGAAACCAACACAAGCCCGGCTCAGGGCGATCTTTTCGGAGGGAAGGCTTAATGGCCAGCGTCAACAAAGTGATCTTGGTGGGAAATCTCGGGCGCGATCCCGAGATGCGCTACCTGCCGAGCGGCGAGGCCGTCGCCAGCCTGGCCGTGGCCACCACTGACAAGTTCAAGGACAAGTCCGGCCAGATGGTTGAGCAGACCGAGTGGCACCGCGTCAGCTTCTTCGGCCGCACCGCCGAGGTGTGCGGCCAGTACCTGAAGAAGGGCAGCCAGGTTTACATCGAGGGCAGCATCCGCACTCGGAAATACACCGACAAGGAAGGCGTCGAGAAGTACGCGACCGAGATCCGCGGCGACCGCATGCAGATTCTGGGCGGTGGCGAGCGGTCGGCGGGTGAAACCGGTGGGCATGCCAGCGCGCCGGCGCGCCAGACACCAGCTGCGAGACCGTCACCGCGCGGAGGCGGCGCATCCGGCTTCGACGATCTGGACGACGACATTCCGTTCTAGAAACTACCATGCTCCTGACTCAAGAAGAACTGATCGAATTTACCGACAGTCGGCGCGCACACGAGCAGCGTCAGTGGCTAGACGCGCGCGGATGGTCATACGAAGTTGGACGCCTCGGCAATATCAAGGTGCTGCGGCGTTACGCCGAAATGCGCATGGGCCTGCCGTTCAAGGATGCAAGGTCCGCCACCGAGCCTGATTTCTCCACCCTAGATAAGGCGGCGTAGCAAGCGGCGAAGCCGATGTAGTGGGTCGGCTTGACCACAGTGTTTGGCAACGGATTAACCAAAGGATAGAACTATGGAAACGACTTATACCTGCAAATGCCACGGGATGCCTGCACCGGGAGCCGCGTGCGGCCACGTGATCGTGAGCAACAAGAACCTGTGCGGTTACACGGGCGATCGGTTTTGTGAACACAGAGGACAAGGGTGCTCTGAATGCGGGGCGAAAAGCCTATCTGAAGCATACGGAAAATGCCGTTGCGGAGGCGATAAAGACCACTGCCACGGGTGCGACCTGTGGCCGGAGTGAAGGGTGCCTAACGGCCAAGGTAATGGGCTGGCCGCAACGAACCAAACGAAGGAAACGAAATGACCGAGACGACACAAGCAAACGAAGCCGCTGACGGCCAGTCCCAATTGACCGAAGTGTTAGCCACGCTGCGCAAAGAAAATGAGCGCCTGCGGGCCGACTTTGAACGCGAATGCGCAGACGTTGACAAGGTGTTCGCCGCGATTGGATGGGGTGTAGAGCGCACTAGAACAGAAGGCGGATCGCTGAAAGTAGCTGCGCTTTGCAATGCCATCCGCGCCATCATTGCACCAGGTGACGGTGGCTAACGCATAGCTGAGGGGCCGCCGCTTGCGGCGGTCCCGATCGAGCGCCGTGTTCGGCGCTGACCTCAACCATAGGACGGGAACGATGAAACTACCGAACCAGAACTGCACCAGTTTCAAAGACGGAAAATGCCTGCACCAAGCGGCACCCCGGCGCCTGTTTGGCACGGCTGAGTGCATCCTGAACTGGCCGAACCCTGATGCACGGGTGATGGCCGGATGCGTTTTGCAAACGCCGCGCCCGAGGCCGATGAATCCGCCGAAGGCGCCGAACGCACCAGCTAAGGGGCGCGATTAAAGACCAAGTCAAGGCCGCTGACGCTCGCGGAGCGTCCCGCCTTGAGCGTTTTGTTGGGCAACGAACAGGAGAGGATGACGATGTACGGAAATGTATTTGAAGGACTGGTAATAGCCATGATCGCGGTTGGTGTTGCCATCGGTTTTGTGCTGTTCATCGTGGTGCCGTGGCTGTGGAAATTTGTGAAGCCGTGGATTCACATGCTTACGGCATGAAGGTGCCCAACGCATAAATTGAGGCGACGGCGCTTTAGCGCCGGTCGCGCTCGAATGCCGTGTTCGGCACAGGAGAACCCATGTTTGGACTGAATGTAGTAAGCACACCGATGGCGCGAGAAGTGAGAACGGAATGGCGCATCGAGAAGCACCCGACAAAAAAGCGGCGCAAGCAATGGCATGTCGTGAAGCACACGATAGACCGCCCTGGGATGTACCGGGCGGGCAACACGATCTATGCGCATCCTGAGATTGTTGCGCAGCTACGGCAAGCGGTGCCGAACGCCTGAATTGAGGGGCCGGCTTCAGCCGGTCCCGCTTGAGCGCCGTGTTCGGCGCTGACTTAACCACTTGGAGAGAACGATGGAAACAAGAGCACCAATGAAACGCGGCCAGGATGACAGCAAAGACGGGAAGGCGATGGACCTCCCGGACGGACAGACATGCGAGACCTGCGTGCACTGCCGCCGCTGCTGCATGATGTTTGGACATATTCCGGACGACGAGGTGTGCGACTGGTCGCCATCGAAGTTTCAGCCGAAGGCGCCGAACGCAAAAGTGAGCGAGGGCGAGAATGGAAAATAGCAAAGACCGCAATGCCGCTGCCGAGCCTCCGCTCGACTGCCGTGTTAGACACAGGCGCTGGGTATTCGGAAAGAGGCTGAACCCGACGTGGACCCGGCCGAACGGTGAGCCGAAAACGCACCACAGGAACGAATGCCAGCATTGCAGGGCTGGAGGCCACAAGGTCGGGTGCGCGCTGCCGTTTCGGCATTCGTCGCCTGAGCGGTGGCTCAAGAAACATTTTGGCGTCTAACGCCTGAATTCAGGGGCGGGCGGCTTTTCGCCCGTCCCGCTGGAATGATTTGTTGGGCACTGGCCCGGAGAGGAATAGCGATGCTGAATGACCTGAAACAGCCGGCAAAAGACTGGCTTGCTGATGCGATGGAAAACCTGAGCAACCTGCTCGGCGACGGAGAAGAACCGGCATTTGCGCTGAATGTTTTCGGCGCGGAGATCGAGATACGGCTGACTAAGCTGCCAGGTCACTCAGAGCTGACGCAAATTGAGGTGCCCAACAAGAATTAGACGGAGCGTGCAAGGTATGGCATACAGGAAAACCCGCCGCAGCAAGGAAACTCTGGCCAGGATTCGCACCGGCAAAGACGCCGTTCGCATGGCCCAGCCTGCGCCTGATTACCTACCAGAGCTGCCAGAACTGCGGCGGCGCATCGTCATCACCGACTACGACTTCGGCGAGCGCGTCCACACGCTCGACCTCTACCGCACCAGCCGCGTGGACTGCTACAGGGTCCACGTCGATGGCAAGCCGTGGAAGGCACGAATCGGATGGTCGAAAATCCTTGAAGGCTTGCGCAAGAGCTTGCCGCGCGTAGGGTCAATATAATGGCACGCATGGCAGGAAAACGACAGAAGCCAGGCGTCCATACGCCGCGCCTGTATGTCTACCAGGGCAAGCGGCAGACGACCTACTACACCATCACGCGCGACAACCAGCGCGTGAACCTTGGTCACGACCTCATCGAGGCCAAGCGCAAGCTGCTCGACATGGAAGCCGGGCGCCCGGTGGCAGGCAGCATCGGCGAGCTGCTCGACCGCTACATGCGCGAGATCAGCCCGAAGAAGTCGGCCGCGACTCATCGCGATGAAGAAGCCAGCGTGCAGAAACTGCGAGCCGTGTTCGGCCGCATGCGACCGCGCGACCTGCGCCCGATGCACGTGGCGGCCTACCTGGACAAGCGCGGCAGCGTCGCGCCCGTCCGCGCGAACCGGGAAAAGGCGCTGCTCTCCCACGTCTTCACCACGGCCATGCGCTGGGGCATCGTAGACGCCAACCCGTGCCGCGGCGTCGAGCGCAACCCGGAGAAGCCGCGCGACCGCCTGGTGACAGACCGAGAGCTGTGCGGATTCATCGCGCTCGCAACGTGGAGCGATACAACGATGCTGCTCGCGCTAACCGCGTGGCTCGCCTACCTTACTGCGCAGCGCCGTGGCGACCTGCTGCGGCTGCGGCTGGAACAGCTCGGAGACGAGGGCATCGCCATCATTCAGGGAAAGGGTGGGGCGCGCGTGCTGATCGAGTGGACACCAACGCTGCGCGAGTGTGTCGCCGCTTTGCGGGCGTTGCCAAGACCGGTACGCGGGCTCTACCTGATCTGCAACCAGGCGGGGCAGCCATACACAGACTCCGGATTCAAAGCATTGTGGGGCCGGCTGATGACTGCGTGGGTCGACGACGGCGGCGAGCGTTTCCACTTCCACGACCTGCGCGCGAAGGGGATCACAAGGCTTGTTGAGGACGGCAGGACGGCCCGCGATCTGTCAGGCCACAAGACAGATGCGATGGTTTCGAAGGTATACGATCGCCGCGCATTCAAGCGCTCGAAGGCGGTCGAGTAGGAGAGGCATCTTACAAAAATCGCCCGCCGTCTTACAAAAGTTAGCGGGCGCTATCGGCAAATGCCGTGAATTGGTGGGGTGGATGATGGGACTCGAACCCACGACAACAGGAATCACAATCCAAGCAATGTTTTAGTGTTTTCAATCGCTTGCGTTATTTTTTTGTAATACGACAAGCGATAGAAGCCTTTGTCTGCGCGGCGTCTGTTCACCATCTTACAAAAAACATGGATGCAGAATCAGAAAGCAAAGCCGACCCGCAGCCGCGCATCGATGCCGGTGGCATCTTGGTCGATCCGGTCCTGGTTGACCTCAGCACCTATCCTCACCACCTTGCTGAACAGCGGCACGTCGCGCTCTATCCACATGCCACCGGTCTGCTTCGCATGCGACCAAGATAGGCCTGCGGCCCAGCGCGGCGGCGCTTCTGGTGGTGCTGCTGACTCGACCGGCACGTCGACGCCGCCGACGATCGTGCCGTCCGGGCTGCTGGCGAGCATGCGCCGGCTGCCGTCTTCATTGCGCACCAGGCTCATATCGACGCTGACTGGCGGGCACGGTTCGCCGGCCGGCGCTGCGGAAGGCTGCACGGTGACCTGCGCCACGCGCTCGAGCTTCGCCTTTGGCGGGATCTGCTGCTTCGGTTTGGCTGCCGCATCTGGTTTTCGCTCCAGAACGAGCGATCCATCCGCCTGGCGCTGCGCGGGCGCGGCCGTTTCCTGCACCGGCTTCGGCTGGCCAAGCCACCAGCCGAGCGCCGCGGCGCCCACAAGGGCGGAGATGACCAGCACCAGCCACGCGAGCCAGCGGTACGGGGCGGGGATCGGGTTCGTCATGATGCCTCCAAATCCGGCAGGTCGACGGTCTGTCCAGCGAGCTCATGCGTGCAGTCGCTCAGGAACTGGATCCGGCCGTCGGTCACGAAGGAATGGCAAACCGTTGGAACCGTCTCGAACGGCTCGACGCGCCTCGGGCATCCGGCTTCCCGCCACGCATCCAGATCAGCGCGGCCTTTCTCTGTCAGATCCATTCCTTGCACCAGAATGGACGGGGAGAATGTCGGCTTATCCAGGCTGCCGTTCCACGACCACCGAGGGCCCGGGCCAGCGCCGTGCTTGACCGCGTGGGCGCCGTCACACCCGGGGCACCAGAACAGCAGCTCGCCCTCCGAGCCGTTCACGGGATTGAGCACGCTCATGACAGCACCTCCTTCGCCAGCTCGTAAAACGCCAGCCTGTCGGCGTACCCATTGGCATCGCCGACCTTGGCGGTCTTGCGCCCCCGGTTGATGACGTCGCTCGCGCCGTCGAAGTCGCCGGCGTCGGCCCACTTGTTGAGGTCGTGCTCACGCCAGAACCATGCGGCCGAGCGGCAGGCTGCAACGGTTTGCTCAAGTAGCTCAGGCGTGTCGAGCAGCCGCTCATCGCCATATAGCGCGAGCGAGCAGGCACGGTAGTTAGCCCGCCCGGTGATCTGGATCAGGCCGCGGCCCTTGAAAAGCACGCCGTCCCCGGGTTGGGTGTTCCCCAAGTCCGCGCGCCCCTCGTATGCCTGCCCGGATGCGAGTTCGCGGACGTAGCGCAGGCTCCCGGACTCGTGAGCGATCTGAGCCAGGAAAGCTGCCAGGCGCGCCGGGGTATCGATGCCGAACTCGGTCATTGCATCATTGAGTGGCCGCACAAAAACGGCGGCCCTGAGGCCGGCGTAGGGGATGATTTTTCTGAGCTGTCTGAGCGTGATCATGACCGTCCTACCTGTTGAACATCCGGTGAATCAGCATTTCAAGCCCGGAGTTGCCGAGGCTGGCCAGCATTGCGGCGATCCCGATCTGGGCGATGAACGGTAGGCCCGGGAACAGAGTCAGGGTCGCACCGGCCACCAGGGCGATGCCGCCCGTGGTGATACAGCGACCGATGGCCGCCTTCCAGGTGATCGGGTCTTTGGTCTGCAGAATCTGCCCCAGTGCGATCAGGACGCCGATGCCGCTGAAGGCCAGAGCCTGCATGATGGTCTGCCACCACTCGGCCAGTGCTGCTACGTGTTTTTCCGGCATTGCCGCTCCCATAAAAAAAGCCGCCCGGAGGCGGCGATTACGAATTCTTGTTTTCCGACCACTACAGCAGCGACAACTCACCCACCGCGGCGGCCCGAGCGGCCGAGACAGCAGCAACGTCCAGTGCGGCGGTCACAGCCCGCTTGCCACCGATCCGCGCCCGCTCGATCTGCGCCGCGATGCCGATCCAGGCATCTGCCTGCGCGATGACGCCGTCCGCAGCCGCCTGGATCTGCGCCGCAGTCGGCGTGTCGCCGTTGATCGCCTGCGCCTCGGCCAGCACCATCGGATAGCCTGCGACGCCAGCCGGATAGCCCGCCGCCTTGAACGCGCGTGCCTGCGATTCCTTCGCCACGTAAACCGCCTCCTGCCCGGGCGCAACCGTGATGTAGCGGGCGCGCGCGGCGCCGGCGGAGGCATCGATCGCCGACAGCGCATCGGCCTGCGCGGCGGCCATCAATTCGGCGGCCGGAACCGCCGGCGGCGCGGTCACCGTCAGCTTTCCAGCGGGGTCGAAATCGTATCCAGAGCCGGCCGGCAGCTTGAGTACCGTGTAAACGTCGGCAGATGAGACATCGACAGCGTCTTGCGGGGTGTTTTTGTCGTTGTCGAAATGGAAGCCGGACGCGCCGGCCGCCTTTGAAGTTCTGCTGAATTTCATGGTTTCCCCTTAGTTTCCGATTGCCAGAAAGTTCACCGCAGCGGCCGACACCGTGCTGTACAGCGTCAGCTGGATATTCGTCAAATTCACCGCAGAGCCGCAGGAGTAGTGCCCGGCGGCCACGGACCCAGCGATGCTCGTGAACGACTTGTAGCAGTTGTTCGGGAAGGCTATTGGGAAAGCGATGTTCTGCGTACCACCGGACGCGATCGAACCCGTCGAGCCGCCCCACTGGATGATCCACGCCCCGAGCCAGCTGGGGAACTTGACGTAACCCGCCGCCCCCAGCGAAAACGCAAACCCGGCCGCCGTGGCGATCGCCAGCATGGCACCCCGCATCCAGCTGGTGCTAGCCGCCTTGCTGCTGTTGTCGGCGAACGTAGCGTCGTTCGTCGCTGTGGCCACCCGCGGCAACGGGTCGAGCACGACCATGTTGGTGCCGTCGTACTCGACGTCGGCCAGCATGCCTGCCGTGATCACCGCATCGATCGCGGCGCCGGCGTCGTCGTACTGCTTCAGCGGCTTGTTGCCAAGGCCACTGACGTTGATCTGGTCGGCACCGGCGCCGGCGGCGTGGAACTTCACCCGGAAGCGCTGCCCGGCAGCATAGGCCGTTACCGCCGTCGACGGCGTCAAGGTGTAGTTGGGCGCCGTGCCGGCAGACGTGAACGCGGTGTCGAGCTGCTCGACCTTGGCCTTGCCGATCGCCGTCTTGACCTGGCTGACGTCTGTGTGGCTCGGCGTGAGGCCTGCGAACGCCACCAGGGCACGCAGCTCCTCGGTGACCATATGGAACCACCACGGACCAGGCTTGGTGGCAGCGGTAGCGGTTGCCGGGTTGCCCGCTGTAGGGTAGCCGGTCGACGGGCTGGCGGGTGCGGACGGCGCGCTGACTGCTGCGCCGGATTCGAAGACACGATCCATTATTTCTCCTTTCAGGTGTAAGCGAACAGGGCGATGGTGTGGGCCGGCTTGAGGCGGCCGATCAGGCACTCGAGCATGTCATTGCCCCACCAGGCGAGCGGATCGGCGACGGTGTCGGTCACGCTCAACGTGCCGACGGTGTCCTGCGCTGCGTTGACCTGCCAGGCATAACCCCAGTCGTCGCCGTAGATGTGGTTCTCGACGTCGTCGGCGACGCTGAACGGGTCAAACTCGGTGATGGTGACCGTGTAGCCGATGGCGGCTGCCGCGCTGATGAAATACGCCACACTCTGGCCGCCCGTCGACGTGAGCCGCGCAAGCAGCGCGGCCATGCGCTGGTCTGTCGTCTGCTCGATTGCGACGCACGAATCAGGCAGCCCCGCCACGCGCTCCCAGTCAGCCAGTAGTTCCGATGTGGTGCGCGGGTCTGCCTCAGCGACAAGACCGGCAGCCCGGCCGTCGACGCGTGCCAGTTCGTCGGCCCAGGCGTTGAGCAGGCGGGTCAGGTTGGCGCCAGGCTCGCGCGGCCATGCCGGGCCGTATGGCAGCAGCGCCTGCAGCTGGATCAGGTACTCGGCAGCGCTGAGGGCCGCCGTCTCGTTCCACGGTGTTTCGGCAACGATGACCAGGCCATCAGCCGTCGAGGTGCCGTCTGCGGTCAGCAGCGAGTCTGCGGTGATCGTAGCCATAGATCAGGGCGTGGTCTGCGCGAAAGCGACGGCCGGCACAGCAGAGCCGATGGGCTCGACGATCGCGCGGCCGACCGAGAAATCGACCGTCATGTTGCCGGCAGACGCCTTGACCGCCTCGATCGCCAGCGAGAAGTTCGTCACCCCCGCCGGCAGCTCGTCGATGGCGGTCGCCAGCCACAGCGTCTCGCCCACCGGGATGAATGGTCCGGCGTCGGCCAGCTGCGCGAAGCTGCCCGTCTCCGAGGTGCTGAATCCGCCGATGGTCGTCGCCGATCCGGCAAACGACAATGTCAGCTTGAACCCACGCAGGTTGATCGGCGTGGCGTTGAGCTTGAGCTCGACCAGTGCGCGGATCGGCGTCGCGCCTGGCGTCATGTTCGCCGGCACCGCACCAGCGCCGCCGAACGTGTAGACGATGCTGGCCGGCGCGCCTGCTGCTGCAACATTCTTCCATGCGCCGCCGTCGCCGATGTCGGTCCTGGCCTCTTCGGTCGCTGTCGCGCCGCTCAGGGTGTTGCTGTTGCCCGCGCCGTTGGTGCCGCCGGTGCCGTAGTTCAGCGGGTTGGCCAGGCATTTCAGGCTGTCGGCGTTGGCCGCGTGAGGCAGCATGATCTGCTTCGGGTAGGAGGCCGTGAACGCGGCGTGCATCAGCTGCGCCAGCCTGATCGCGAGCTTGGGGTGCGGATGGGTGCCGTCGTGCGTCCATTCGGTGGCCTGCAGCGCGGCAAGCGTGGTGGTCACGTAGCGCGAATCGACTGCCGCCAGGTCGGTGTGAGCGTGGAACGGCACCGCCAGCATCCCGTGGTGGGTGGAGGCGAATGCCAACAGCAGGCGGTTGTATTCGTGGGTGCGGTAGGTCTTGGAGAACGAAGCGTCGTTCGCCGCCGACAGGTTGTTGTTCGGCGGCAGCATGAACACCACCAGCTGCGCCTCGAGCGCCGCGCACTTGTTGTAGATGCTCTCGACGTAGGCCATCGCCTCGGCGGCAGTGCGCGCGCCGTCGGCGTACATCCAGTTGCCGATCGAGTCGCTGCCGAGCACCACGATGTCGGGCGCATGGGCACCGACCTCGGCTTGGAAGTTGGCGTCGACCACGCTGACCTGCCGCCCGCCCTCGCCCGCCATCGCCACCACCTGGAACGGCTGGCCGGCGAGCGCCTGCCACCATTCGAGCCAGTTGGCGGGAGAGAATCCCTGGTTTGGCGTGTTCGCATACGACGCACGGTTGGCGATGCTGCCGCCGCACACCGCGATGCGCGGCTGGCGTCCGGCCGCTCGCATGTAGAGCTCGGCCTCGTTCGCGTTTACCTTCTGGAAGGAGCCGAACAGGCTCTCGCCCGTGCCGTCGCCTGCCAGTGTGCCGTGATTGATCGGATTGCGTGCCATGTTGATCCTTATGCCCAGGTGATGGTGCCGAGCGTGGCGAGCTGCCCGGTCGTGTGGGTGACGTCGGCGGCCGGAACGGTCAGCACGTGGTCCGTCTCGCCGGCGGCCAGGCTGATCGCCTCGCGCAGGTGCGAGATCAGGATCGTCCCGCCGGGGGTGGCTTCGCGCCGCAGCAGGTCGGCAAGCTCGGCGGTGACGGCATCCTTGACCGCTGCGGTGCCGGGGGTGAGCGCGATCGTGAGGTTGAGCGGCACCGCCACCGGCGCCACCACGGTCAGCGCGGCGGTCACCGGGCGCAGCGGGTCGAGATGCGCCTGCACTGCGGCTACTTCGGCGGCGTCCGGGATCGGGCTGGCGTCATCGTCGCGCACGAAGCGCACCGTCACGGTTCCGGCGCCGAGTTCGAGCGGGTAGACCCATGCGCGGGTGACGCCCTCGATCTCGAGCGCCCAGGCCACGTAGTCGGCTTCTGCGCCGCCGTGCGGCGGCTGCTGGATGCGCGCCAGCACTCGGGCGCGCAAGGCGGTGTCTGTCTCGGTGTCTGCGCCGCCAGAAATCTCCGACGCCGTCGCATCTGACTGGACGCCTGCGACCGGGCTGGTCATGGTCAGGGTCTGCCCGGTGGTGCGGTTTCCGGCAGCGCCAGCCGTGACCGCCTGGATCGCCAGAGCAAGTGTGGTGCCGGTGGCGGTGCCTCCAACCGTGACCGCGTATTCAACCCCGTCGAACGCCTGCACGACCGTGCCGGCCGGGATGACGGCTCCGATCTGGGTGCCGAAGGTGGCGGTGCCGCTGGCGAACGATGCCGCCTTGCGGGTGACGCCCCAGATGCTGGCGTGGCGCTCGAGGTATTCGGCACCGGCGGTGTCGACCATCACCTGGTCGGCTATCCAGGAAAGGTAGCCGTACAGACCATGCACCGCGCCGGAATGGACGCGCGCATAGGCTTCGGCGTCGCTGCGCCGCAGCGGGTCGTCCAGCGACAGGCGGGCCAGCAGGTCGTTGCGGATGCGATCGATCAGTTGCTGCAGGGTCGGTCGGCTAAACACTCAATGACTCCCAGACGTTGGAGAAGCGCAGGTCGACGGTGCGGCCGTCGCTGCGGGTGATGCGGCAGGCAAGCGCCAAGCCGGTGGTGCCCATGCGCTCGGCATCGACCTCGACGCGGCTGGCGACGCCATCGGCCACCAGCCAGGCCAGCGCCTCCTGCGCGTATTCGCGGGCGCGGGCGACGGTCTGCGCGGTCAGCTTGGCGCGGGCCAGCAACCACAGGCGCGAGCCGATGCGGTCGCCGTCGACGCTGGCGAAGCTGTCTCCCCACCAGCCCATCCGGGAGCTGCCGGGAAGTTCGTCGTCAGGCCGCGCGCGACGCCAGGTGAACAGGCTGACGATGACGGCGCGCACCAGCGGATCGGACGGCATCATTCCGGTGTTCACCTGCACGCCGTCGACGGTGACCGAGAGTTCCTGCTCGAAATAGCTCATTACATGCTTCCGTTCGGGGTGCCGGTGGTGCCGCCGGAATCGCCCGGGTGGGTGTGGGTGTTGAAGGCGCTGCGCATTCCGGCCATGGTCTTGGCGCCGCCCTGGTCGCTGACGTCAACGGCGGCGGTAACGCTGCCGCTGGCCGACACCAGCGGCGTGGTGAGCGTCACGCCAGAAGATGCCTCGCCCGTGATGGTTGGCGCGATCAGTTCGATGGCGGTTCCGGCATTGACCCTGAATGTCTCGGTGGTGACCTCGATCAGACGACCGCGCTTGAGGATGATGCTGTCGCCCTCGTCGGTGTAGATCGCCACCTCGCCCTCTTCCAGCGCGGCGATCCGGTAGCGGCGGTCGGAGGCCACCAGGATCACCCCGTTCGAGCGGTCTCCGTCGAGGAATGCGGCGAGCAGTTCGGCGCCTGGCTTCGGGCGCGAGGTGTAGCCGTAGGGTTCGAAGTGCTCCAGACCGTCCTTGACCTCGTCGGCCAGCAGCTTTGCCTGCAGCGTCTGCATCTTGCCGGCGGCGTTGCTGGTCGCCACCACGCCGCGCGACAGCAGGTTGCCGATGCGGCGGGCGAGCGGATACAGCAGGCGGGCGAGAGCGCGTTCCTGCATCAGTCTGCCCCCCGTTCCAGATAGCCGTCCTTCGGCGCAACCGCCAGCGCGCACACCATGCCGCCGTCGCCGAGGCTGTATTCCACCTCGGTGATCAGCAACTCGGCGTCGATCCCAAGCAGGGCGTCGACCACCTGCACCAGCAGGTTCGGCCGCCACAGGCTGCCGTCTTCCTGGCGCCACCCGGCCACGGTGTAGCGGGCCGACTGGCTGCGCGCGGTGCGGTAGGCGCGCTCGTATTCGGCGCGCTCACGGCAGGTGCCGGCGTCGGCCTTGCCGCTGGACTTGATCACCAGCACGCGGGCGCGTGTGACAGTCGAATCGGTTGCGCTGCCGCTCGGCGCGCTCGCAGATTCGGCAAAGCTGGTGTCGTCGCCTGAGGTCTGGCCCTTGACCCGGTATTCCGAGAACCGGTCCTTGTGGTCGAGCCCGGCGTCGCCTGAGAGGATGTTCTCGCCCAGCACCAGCG